TTAAGCATTATTTTCCTTTGTTCCTTATTTTCAGTCCGGCTATTTTTATATATTTCTCCTTGTGGGCCACTATTTTAGTTTCGAGCCACTTACGACCCGGGCTCAAAATACCTTTCCTTGGTACAAACCGATATTGCCCCGGTGCCGACTCATGGAGTTTAATCGCATATTTTATATTATAACCTGCTTCAACTGATATCGTACCAGCTATAGTCTCAGGCTTCTCAACCTTCTTCGATCCCCTCAGATCACCATGCTTGAACGGGGTCTGTGGTGGCTCATTGTCCCCATCCCTCAGCATCTCATTGGCCGCCTCAAACAGTCCTTTTCCAGCGTAGTCGGGAATTATGAGATTGACAAGAGGAAAGAATGTTCTGTTAAATGCTGAATGATCAACGGTTATTCCTGTATCTTTTTTCATTGAAAATATATCCTTATTCCTATATTCGAAAAATCCTTTGCCGGTTCTAGCGCAAGAATCGGATAATCAATGCTGTTTATCCTCAATTTGTCCGTGTGATCGATCGTCCCGTCATAGGTCAAGAGAAAATTGCCCCTTGAAGTAACCTCTACGCCCGCGAGATTCCGGACGATCTTTGTCTTCCATTCTAAATATCCTTTGACCGATTCCAGCGTTGGATCATTCGGTTGATTCCATTCATCGTAAGGTGGATCCGGCGCTCGCACGATAATGACATCATCTACGCTATACACATCTAACATCAATGTTCTCCTCTGGTTGCAATCGCTGCTTCAGATGTCGGCATAGCTGAATGCCAACACCTAGGATGGAAAGGCGGCCACATCTCTAAATAAGGATAATGAGAATGTTTGCCTGATATTGAATAAATATTTCCTTCATAAGGAAGACAAATTGGGGTATCTGTTCCATGGTTCGATATTTCGATAAGATCATTATTATATTGCGTGCACGTATTCTTGACTGCTTCTGATTGAATCACCCGAAGTCTTGTTCTCGCTACGGTCTCAGCATATGATGTCAGATTGTAGTTCCGTCCGCTTATGTTGATAAATTTCTTTGCATAAATCTCACGCTTAAAATGGATTCTTATGAGCCGCTGAAGATCTCCTCTCGTTCCGCCCGCCCTAATCGTGTCGTCCAGGAGTTTAGCTATCACCTCTTCGTCTCTCAGATCGAAAGCCTGGAGCTGCATAGCGTCTTTTACCGCCTCCCTCATAAGATAAACATAAGTATCGACATTGATCTTTATGCTGTTATTAGCTTTTATTAAAAATTCAGCTGTCTTATCGCCCCCGCTTTCGATGGATTGAGAATGTATTTTATTGTCAAAATCTCTGTCCTTTTTAGCCCCGAGGATATCCAGAGAGACCCGGGCTATCTTCGCCGCCTGATTGTAAGCTTCTGGTATAGCTACGTTCGACCATTTTATTCCAAATCTATTCATTCTCCTTGTGATCGCCTCCACCTTTCTCTGAACAGATATAGCTTTTGTCTCCTTAAAAGTCTCTACATCGAGCATCAAAAGGTCGTTTTTCAATATATTGGCCATTGCTCCATAATACCTTTTAAGTTCATTCACACGCTTTCTGTCCGGTACCCGGCCCTGAACTCTGGGCATCTTAGTAAATCCTCCTAAGTAGATCAATCTCAGTAATTCTGAGACTTTTATATTCCTTGCTTATTCTTAAAATCAGATCGGCAACCTCTTCGGTTTGCATAAACTTTTTATGATCTGATCTTTTTTTAGTCATTTCCGTTTGCATAGCCCCTATATAAATATCAATCAATCTAATTTTATATCCATTAGCCTCATTCTGAAAAGCACTTGAGAATCCTCTCAATCCATGTTTGCTGGCACAATAAGCAGCTTCCATTTTATCCGGGTACTTTCCAGCCATGGAATTTATATTTATAATCAATCCAGACCTTTTCTTTTTCATAATTGGATAGATTTTCTTTATTAATCGAATTGAAGCGATCAGATTTACCCCTATAATTCTTTCAATCTCTTCAGAAGCCATATTTTCCAAAAAATTTCTAGCATATAATCCCGCATTGTTTATTAAGATATTTATATCTAATCTTTTTACCACTCGATGCAGTTCATTGATCGTTTCTCTTTCCGTAATATCACCCATCACAATATAACAATATTCACCAGAGTCAGGAAATGAAAGGATATCTTTTTGAATTTTTAATAACCGCTTCTCATTTCGGCCATGAAGTATTATGTTGTAACCTTCGTGAGCAAATCTGAAAGCAAGGCTTCTCCCGAGCCCCCTGCTGGATCCTGTTATCAAAACTGTTTTTCTCTTCATTTTCTTCTCTAGAAAAATGGTAACCTTGCATTTTTTAAGCAAATAATGGCTGGTGTCCCCATAAGATAGGCATCAAGCATCGCCTTTTTTGTCTCATCCGCATTTCGCGGAAAATAACCTCTGATATTTCTAAACAATGCGACCAACCCCTCAGCATTGAGTGGCCTGTGTGTTGAGCCATGTGTAGGATAATCGGCATAGCCAATGAGTATGACAGGTAAATTTTGCTCGTCTATGTCTATCTTGATCTGCTCGAAAGGTCGCTCGATAAGGAATGATGTTATAGAATAAACTACAGGCCGAAGCCCCTCCAACGCCATGCCTGCAGCTATGCTTATCATAGATTGTTCGCAGAGACCGAGATTGAAGAACCGTTCCGGCCACCGCTCTTTATATTCTTCCATCGCGCCTTCGACGTCGCCGATCAATAAGACAATATTTTCATCCTTTTCGGCAATCTGGACAATGGTTTTTCCAAATTGTTTTCTCATTGCAAATCCTCAAAGGCCCGTTTTTCATGTTCCGGATCAGGCCATTTGGCATGCCATTCCGCAACGTTTTCCATGTAACTTATGCCTTTTCCTTTGACAGTATGCGCAATTATCAAAAGCGGCTTGTTGGGTTCAAAATAATTAAGCGCAGCGTTTATTTCCTTAAAATTATGGCCATCAATTTCTACTACAGTCCAACCGATAATCTTGGCAATCTCTCCAAGCCCGTCGATCGCGAGCGTCTGTTTGGTTGGCCCGGTAGCCTGGAGTCCGTTCCAATCCACGATAATTATCAAATTGTCAAGCTTATGATGTGCTGCTATAAGTAAAGATTCCCAGGTCGTGCCCTCCTGGCATTCTCCGTCGCCTATAAGAACGTATATTTTTCCGTTTCCGCCTTTCAATTTTCTTGCCAATGCCATTCCGATACCGCCCGGAAAGCCATGTCCTTCACTTCCGGTCGTGAAAAAGATCCCATTGTTCTCGTCAAGCGTAGGGTGGCCTTCAAGTTTGGGCCTTAATCCCAACTCTCTCAGAATCACATAATAAGGCCAGCAACCATGTCCTTTGCTTAATATGAATTTATCTGCATGGGTGAAAGTGTGGTCGTAAAGATCAATTAGAATCTCAACAGTCGAGAAACACCCCCCATAATGATATCCGCCATTTGCTTTGGAGAGCATCAGCGTATCGCGCCTCACCTGTTTCGATCTTTCATTCAATTCTTTCATTCCATCTCCAATATAACCCGGCCAGCTTTACCGCTCTTTGTCATTTCAATTGCTTCGTTAATCTCTTCTAGTGGATATCTGTGAGTTATGAGCTTGTCAAACTTCAACATTTTTTGCCGGTAGAGTTTCAAATATCGCGGTATGTCTACAGTGGGATCAGTCAATCCCCCCTGGCTGTCCATCAGGGTCTTGCCTGTAAAGTTTCTTGCTATATCATAAATCTTTAATATCCGTTTTTGTCGCGGCTGTCCGACCATTATAACTTTTCCGCCCGGGGCAACGAGATCATAAGCTATAGCAATCAACTCGGGAATGCCTGTCGTGTCAACGATTACGTCAATTCCTTCCTTTATTATCGTTAAATCTTTTATATCGTTGAATGCGTAATTTACGCCGGCCTCCCATGCCATCTGTAGCTTTAGATTGTCGATATCAATAGCGATAATTGGGCAAGCCGAAACCATAACTGCCCCCTGAATTACCATCAATCCTATTCCGCCGCAACCTAAAACAGCGATAGATTGTCCGATCTTGAGTTTTGCCTCATTGTTTATAAGTCCTAAAGCTGTAGTTACGGCACAACCCATGAGCGCTGCAATATCAAAAGGAATATCATCTGAAATTCGAGTCAATCGATTTTCACTAACAATAGCATATTCTGTAAAAACAGCAACCAAACCAGCCCCAACTTGTCCGGATTTTCTTCTATACATCGGACAATTGGCTTCTATTCCTGCACCCTTCCTCCAATGCATGACGACGTGATCGCGTGGATTAATTTGTTTCACACCAGGACCAGTACATTTTACTATTCCTCCGCCTTCATGGCCGAGCAGATGTGGAAGATAAGGATCCTTACCATAATGACCGCTTATCTCTCCTATTTGCTTTCCGCATATACCAGCTGCTTTCACTTCAACTAAAACTTGTCCACATTCCAGGTCAGAAATCTCCAACTCATCGATCACTAAAGGGGCGTTAAGTTTTTCAAGAATAGCTGCTTTTGTTTTCATCAGAATTCATCCACCTTCGTGTCGACCGATTCGTCCTCATCGCGCTCAATATCTACCATCGCCATCGCCTCTTCTGTCTTGAAGGGCTCTAGTAAAGCATCTACGACAGCAGGAATCGATATTTCTTTCAATTTATCTTTATCATAAATTTCCTTCACAATGCCCGCATGTATAACGGCCTGGGCCTGGATCCCTTTTCTTCTATCTTCATCGGCTAGATGAAGTGCGATATAATACGCCATCTCCGATTGAGCTTTGATCAATACAATCTTTTCAGGATCTGCTTCATCACCGGCTTCAGGTGTGGCGTAGTCGGTGCAGTAATAGATTCGATTATAAGCCATGTTCAATGCCATATTTTTTTCGTCATCATCAGTCAAACCTGTCCAGTGGGGTTTTCTCAATCGCTCCTCATCGAAATAAGACTCTGCCTCCGCTAATGTTGCCCATCCTTTTTCAGGAACGGCCATTTAAACCTCCATTAATTCCACCACAGAAGATTTGAATATCCCAATTCCTGAAAAAATGGCTTCAGAATTGGTTCTGCATCTTTCAAATATTCATATTCCTGTGGGATTATACTAATTATTTTCTTCAGTTCTCTTGATTCATAATAATTTTTATATTCAATAATTTTAAACTTGCTTTCTCTTGTCAGGGCGGTTGTTGGGTTATGGATAGGCCAATTTATCGCCCAAAACGCTAAATAAGGCTCTGCCCCCAAACCAACATAAGCCATCAAACCTTCGAGTTCGCGGTATCTCTCTGTGTTCGGTTTCCCGGCGTACAAGTCCACGGGCAGAACGAAAACTTTATGTCTTTTATATAACTTGACCAAATCGACGAATCCATTTACAAGATAAAAATGCCTCAATTCAGGATGCCTCGCCTGACGCGATAACAGAGCGAGCAGCGGATCTCTCACTGTACTTACGCTCGGGAATATTTGAACCAAATCCTCTATCAGATTCATGGGAGGGAATTTCCCCACGTCGTTTGCGTGCCTTGTTTCGCCTTCGCCGAAATGGGCATAAATCAATGTCAATTCTGGCCCGAAAAGCAAATTTG